TAAATAAAAAAATGTATGGAATGTTGAAGAGAGATAAAAAGGAAAAATGTGTTAGAACTTGGTTATAACGACAAGCTAATTAAAAAAAGGGTTCTTTTAGTTTTAATGGTTATAATAAAGCGTCCATAAATTGAAACCTATATTATTTAGAAAAAGTAGTTTCAATTTTTGGACGCGATAAGACACTTAAAGATTTGAGATATACTATATATTATAAAATGAGTGAATATTTAATTGACAAGTTTGTGATTGAATTAAAAAATGACTCAAAAATTCCAGTTAATAGATCGTGGAATAGTCCACCATATAATAAGACTGTGGCGTCTAAGAATTATAGTTTCTTAACTGGATCAATTAATAATTTGCTTGTCGTTGATGTTGATTTATTGGATAATAAGACTGCCAAAAATCATTATTGGAATGATTTAATAGAAATACACGGCAAACCTAAAACACTTACAATAAGAACACCTAGCGGAGGATTACATTATTATTTCAACTATGACCCAGAAATAAAAACAACTATATCCCTTAAAGTAAATGATGAACCAACTAGTATTGATATCATAAATGAAAGTAGAGATAAAAAACCCCTAAATATTGTTGGTATAGGTTCTACTATAAATGATAATCCATATAAGGTTATTAAACATACTAAAATAATTAATATGCCTAAGTGGCTTAAAAAGTATATAATAGATAATCAAAAAATAAATAATGATATTAAAATAGATAAACTATATAGTAAAAAAGATACACTATGTAAATTGAATAAAGTATTTACTATAAAAGATAATGATGTATCAAATATATTGAATTTATTAAATGGAGAGTGGTTAAATGAATTTAAAAAATGGTCTATAATAACTAATATCCTAAAAGGATTAAATAAATATGAATTATGGGAAGAATGGAGTAAATCCAGCGATAAATATAATAAAAAGAAAAATAACGCTATATGGGATGCTGAAATACCTAAATATGATATAAATATACTTATAAATGAACTAGACCTTAAACCTCAACCGTATACATACAAATATAAACCTATCACTGATATAAAAAACATAGATGTAAGTGAACAAAATGAAAGATACGTAGATTTAAGTAAAGTATATAATATAGGCAAAAATAAAACCTGTATTATAATTAAGAGTGATACAGGGACAGGAAAGACTACAACAACATTTAAAACATTTAAAAAGAATAATTACAAATATATCCTTAGTATAGTAACAAGGCGGAGTTTAGTAAATCAACACATTGAAAATGCCAAGAAAGAAAAGATACCAATGATTAGTTATGAACATCCCGATGTTTATCATAAAAATATAGTATGCTATCAATTAGACAGTATAATGAAATTCTTAACTGATAAAAGAAGGGAAGATATAAATAAATATGTGGTATATATGGATGAAATAAATAGCACCTTAAAGTATCTTATAAACTCCTCAACTATGGAGCGGCGCCGCATTGATATTTTCCATACACTCAACTATATAATAAAGAGTGCACAATTAATTATATGCAGTGATGCAGATATATCCGACGTTGTATTTAAATATTTATCAGAATTTAGGGGTATAAATGAATGTGTATTTGTCCATAACTTCTATAAAAATTATAGCAATATAAATGCTTATAAATGTGATAATATAAATACTATGATAGATAAGATTAAATATAAAATAAATAACAATATAGGATTTATAGCGTGCTTTGATCAATTAAAATTATTAGATCAAATATATTGTGAAGTAGTAGATGAAAATAAAAGGGATCTATTCCTTAAAATAACTAGTAAAGATGATAATTTCACTGATACGGAAATATGGAAAAACAAATTTGTGTTTTATAGCCCAAAGATTATATATGGAAATGATTTTGTCCCTGATATTAAAACAGATATATTTGTATTTAGTAAAGGTGGAAGTATAGATAGTTTACAAATAGTTCAACAAGCTACAAGATGTAGAATAATAAATGATCTATACTATTATATTAAAGTAAAACCTCAATTCTTAAAATATAAAAATATAGAAGAGTGTAAAACTATTATTAATAATGAAAAAAAAGTCCATTATGATATATTAAAAGAACTTAATTGTATAGAATACGATGAAGAAGCAAGAACAAGTATTAAACTAAACGTATATAGTGATATGTTCTTATATAATGAAATGGTAGATGATTTATTAAAGTCAAATTATCTATACCACTTTGAACAAATTATAAAGGGTAAAGGGATGACCGTTATAGATCTACACCAAGAACATATACCTGTTAGTAAAGAGATTAGAAATAATGCTAAACAGGAATTAATAGATAGGTATAAACATATTAAGGAATGTTATTTCAATAAAACACTAATAGACTTATACCCTCAATATTATGAAATTATACAAAATAGAATGGATATATTAAATATAAATGGACATAGATTTGAAGAAAATAAATATATAGATATTGTAATAGATGATAAACTATTCAAAGAACATATAGCAACATCTAAATTGTTTAGAAGTCTAAATGCAAATAATGCAGATTATAAAGGTGAAATGCCTGAAAAACAAATTAAAACTATAAATAATACTCTAATCTTAATAGAATATATTGAAAAAATAATTAATATAGATAAATTTGATTTTGAATATAGAAATATAAATAAAAATTATAATGCTTGGAGTAATGAATATTATAAAAAATATAAATCCACTATAAGAAATTATAAATGTAAATATGATAATAGTTATAGTGAACTATTTAAAATAAGATTATCTCTATATAAAAGTATTAATAAGAATCTATTTATTAGAAATAAAAAAGGAACGGGTAATAGGGAAGGATTTTATACTCTAAATAAAGAAGAAATGAAAAAACATTTAGATCTATTTGTATTAAGACAGGGAGATAAACTAAATAATGTAAATGAAATAGTAGTTAAAAAATATAACCTACAAATAGATCCATTTATAGAAGAATAAATATATACGATAAGAGGCTTAAAGATTAGAGGTGTATATAATATATAGAAAAATATATATACGATAAGACACTTAAAGATTTGAGGTTTTATATATTATATAGTAAAATAAAAATGTCTAGCCAACAAGAAGTATTTGATGTTATTAATAGCTTATATCATTTAGTTGATGAAAATAAAGTTGTATGGTTCTATGCCAAAGAATTATGTGAATATTTGGAGTATAAAGATGTATCTCGGAGAGTTGTAAAATTGTATATTGATGATGAAAATAAAATGTCATATTCTAATTTAAAAAGAATTTGCGGGGTAGAAACTACCCCGAGAAATATTCTTGGGTCTTTTAATGATCCAAGAATTTGCGCACCCGCAGAGGATGCGCAAAAAATACACGGATTGGAACTATTTGTAAATGAAGAAGCATTATATGAACTAATTGATAAATCAGATATGCCCAAAGCTAATAGATTTAAGAAATGGAGTAGAAAGATACTATCACAAATAAGAAAAGGAGACATCAAAGTGGATGATTATATAGCTCCAATGCAATTAAGCGACAAGAATACACCAATATTTTTTGATAAATCACAATGCGATGATCCAAATAGTATATACTACGACAAAGACAATGAATTAATTATACGATTAAATAACCTATCAAGGAGTATTGACTATAAAAATTTCATTGATAAGAATGTAGTATATTTTTATATAACTTCAATTAAGAATATTAATAATGTAGATGAATTAGTTATTAAAATAGGATATTCAAAACAAATCACTAAACGGTATGAAGAACACAGAGCCCGATTTGGTGCCAATTTTAAACTAATAGCCGTTAAAGAAGTAAATGATATAGATGATGAACAAAGACTCCATAATCATATTAAATTAAAATATCCTGAATTAGTATATTACTTTCAAATAAGAGATGGCTCAGGTAAGAAAAAGGGAGCCGATGAGTTCTATATATACAATGATATTCTATTAGAAGAATTTAATAACTTCAATGTTGATATTAAAACAGTTCATAGAGTTGTATCAGATAAGGATATAGAACTAAGGAAATTAGACTTAGAAGTAAGAAAATTAGATGTTGAATTTATGACTAAGAGTATTGAAAATAATCATTTATTGATTGAAATGTTCAAAATGGGTATTAATAGATAAATTATTTGTATATAATATAAATGGATAAACTATTTAATAAAATATTAGAAGAAAATAGAAAACTAATAGATAAATATAGAAAAGAATTAATTGAACAAAAAAAATTATTAGAACAATATGATATAATGTATGAAATGAAATGTGAAGAACTAAATAGATATATAATTAAATATAATAGGAATAGAGTTATACTTGAATTAGAACATATAAAAAATATGAATTAATCTTTCATAATAATCATTGTAGTTAATACATCCTTAAAATATAAATCTAATTCTAAATCTTCATCATTTTGATGTATAAAACTAAATGTTGCTGCTTTATTATTATTAACTCTTTCTCTTAATTCAAATATAGCTCTTAAATGAATATTAACTATATATTTATTTTGTATAGCTTCTTCTTGACTAATAGTGTTATATTCTATTATAATATAACTAATATCATTATAAAAATATTTATTTAGTATATCTACTATCATTGTATTTATAATATATGGATATAAAATTATTTTAATTTAAATGTAGTTCTAAATCCCATATATTCTAAATGGTCAAAATACATTTTACTTGTTGGTTTGACTTTAATATTATGTCTTTTTAATACATTTTTGCACATAGACCATCTACCCATAAATTGATTTAATGCTACTTTTTTATTATATCTTACCCTTCTAGGATTAACAATTATATAATCTAATATAATATTGGATATATCATTATAGAACACTTTGTTTAATGTATTAGATACACTCATTTTATAATATATAGTATATCTCAAATCTTTAAGCCTCTTATCGTTCATCATAACTTACTTTCCACCCACCTAATACACCTAAGTATAAAAAATATAAATATATAGAATATAAATATATAAAAATAAATATATATTAAA